TTTTTTTGTGTTGTTTTTTTGTGTTGTTTTTTTTGTGTTGTTTTTTTGTGTTGTTTTTTTTGTGTTGTTTTTTTGGTTTGGTTGTTGGTTGTTGGTTGTTGGTTGTTGATTTTATAAAAAATTTGGATAGTATGGATAGTATGGATAGTATGGATAGTATGGATAATATGGAATGCAAAAAATGTCTGCGGAAATTTTCGACCATGTGAAATCTTTACATAATATATTATATTTCATGTCTATTCATACTAAAAAAATAGAAGAGGAATACAATGACTTGTTATATAAAAAAGAATATTTGGAAACAATTCCCATTTATTTTTTATATGTTGATATTAATTCAAATTTAGAATCAATCGAATCAATCAAACACACATTTACTGATAATACCGTTCTCAAAAAAGAACAACTCATGTACTACATTGAAACTTACAAAAAAAGAGACACTAAAAAATATAAAATGATTGATTTATTTTTATATTCGAATGATTTAGAAATAAAAAAAATGAATGATTTTTATGAATTTGAAATAGATAGTTCTTCTTTCAAAGAACTTACAAAACCCTTTTTACGTAAAATTTCTTTTTTTAGTGATATTGTTATTCCAGAAAACTACATCATGTTTCATTCTTTTTCTGGAATTTATTTAATCTTTCAAGAACAATTAAAAACAGAAAAAAATAAAACATCAAGTGTTTCTAAAAAATATGTCAAATCATTAAAAAATCATCAATTGACGTTGGATGCGGCACTAACTTCAAAACAAACCCGAAAAAAACGTAAAATACCGGATGCATTGGATGCATTATAAATATTCTGTTTTTTTTCTTTGGTATTAATGTCTATTTGTCCCCATATATGGTTTCATACAAAAGATGAGTTTGTATGAAAATAAAAGGTCATTATATTGTTTTTTTCACATTGTAATATTCTTTTATTTGTAAACATGTTTCTTGTATTGTCTTTCTTTCATTCGGCAATGCAAAAATTATATCTTTACATATCATCATTATATCGTCATTGCTGTCCAATAAACATTTATTTTGTAATCTTAAAAGAGAACTATTTATGTTTGTTCTACAAATAATGATAAAAGTAATGGCTAAAGAATAATTGTCCCATGTATTTATATTTCGTTTATTTGTTAAATCGTCATACAAATCATCCCACGTTTTATTCATGTATGTTTTTACAAAATAATCTGCAAATAATCGTTTTTTTTCTTGCATCTCATTTACATTTGTTGTTTTATGGGGTTGTTCTGGTTTTGAATTATTTTCAAAGACAAAAATATCATATTGTTTAAAGTTGTCTTCTAAACTTTTAAAAAAATTATCTACCAATGTTTTTAATATTTTAATGTCTATTTTATCACTTGATAATATTGGTTGGTCTTTTGGTTGGTCTTTTGGTTGGTCTTTTGGTTGGTCTTTTGGTTGGTCTTTTGGTTGGTCTTTTGGTTGGTCTTTTGGTTGGTCTTCAATATTTATTTTTAAGGTGGAAATGATGTATTTTATAATAAAAATATCAATACAATGATACAAATAAAATTGAACCGATGCAAATATTTTTGCTTGTGAAACGATGGCACTTTGTTTTTTCATAATGTCTTTTTTCACGGCAAATTCTTTTTCTTCTTTTTTAAACATTTCCAATTTTTTGATAAAATAAGCTAATCCAAAATCAATCACAATTGGGTTTTTTCGAAAATCATCCACAATTATATTCGATTCTTTTATATCATTATGTACAATACCTAGTCGATTCAATTTAAATAAAGATTGTAATAAAAAATGATAATTATCTATGATTTTGGTTCTAATATTGTATTCGGCTGTGTCATTCAAATTATACGACTTTTTTCGAGATAAATCCACATACAATTGTTTCAAATAAATTTCTAGATTGTATTTTCCTACATATCGAACTTTGGCAGAAATAAAATTATTTGTAATTTTATTTTTTTTAAAAACCTTATACTTTGGTGCATATTCTTTGCTCAATACTTTGCATTTTTCTATTTCCGTCTTTTGTATATTTTTTATTATTGCCGGGCAACTTGAAATTAATCCTGCGAAATACAATTCGTTATTTGGCAAGGTTTGAATGATTGAATATATATCCATTTCATTTTTTATGAATTCATTTTTTTTCATTATTTTTGAAACATAATTTATACTTCCTTCTTCTCCATTATCACAATTTATTTCAGGACGAAAAATACACCCAAAACCACCTTCATTTAACAATTTAAATAATCCAGTGTTTTTTTTCTGCATTTTCTATATATTATAGGTTATTCTTTCCTTTTTGAATATTTTACTGTGTTTAATGTCTATTCTCCCAAACCCCTTCCGAAGGGGGATAGGGGGGATAGGGGATAGTGTGGGTGGTGGGGATGGGGGAAAATTACACATGTCTATTTGTCCCCATATATGGTTTCATACAAAATAATATTTTTTCGTATGAAAAATAACGGGACGATATACATTAAATATTCTACTGGTTTCTTTTTTTCTATGAAATGCCGGTGGTCTGCTAAAAGGGGGTGGTTATTTCATTCGTTATTTAGATTACATAATTTACTTGAAAAATACGGAGAATTTAATAAAAATACATTTGCAATTTCTTTGCTATGATAATTTTTATTCCATCCATGATAAACTGCAGGGAAAATGATTGGTTCTGCATTTGGTTCTGCATTTGGTTCTGCATTTGGTTGTGTATTTATATATAAACTTTCTTCAAATTCAATGCTTAATTTTTGTCTGTGTATAAAATCGGGCATTTTCATTTGCATTATTTCACATGCTATCGTAAAATAAACATCTTCGTTCATATTTTCTTCCGTATATTCTTGCATTTTTTGTTCATTTTTTTGTCTAAGAGTTTTTGCATTTTCATATTTAGATATCACCTGTTTGACACCGTTTATGTATTCATTTATATTTTCAATCGACACGTTTTCTAAACATTTTATCATGGATGTTTTTTTTCGTAAAGAAAATCCGCCGTTCATTGTTCCGTGAAACATGCTTTGTTTATTTGGAACATACACATTCGCCCCTGCAAAATCATAATTTAAAAATATATCCTCAAACATGTTGTACATGATACAATCTTTTTGAAAAATGAGAACAGTTTCTGTTGGCAATTGCTTCCAAAAATGAATGTTTCGTAATATTTTGTTATAAGCATAAATAGATAAATTATATTGAAATGTTTCGTCTAAATATAATATACTCTTATCAATCGATATAAATGTCGCATTTGGATTTCTTTTTTCAATTATTGGTTGATAATCAGTTATCGAAATAATAAGTAATTTCCATCCCGCTGGTTCTAAAAAATACATGAAATTATTAATGACATTTTGCATTAATTCATCATAACGGGGGTCAATAATAACAGCTGTTTTTGTCTTGATGTTGGTGTTGGTGTTGGTGTTGGTGTTGGTGTTGGTGTTGGTGTTGGTGTTGGTGTTGGTGTTGGTGTTGGTGTTGGTGATTAATATTTTTTCATATAGTTCTGATGAATTGTGCTTTATTAAAAATGGATGTTGCATTATTTTATTTGGCATTATGTTTTTGTATTATTTTGTATTATTTTGTATTATTTTGTATTATTTTGTATTATTTTGTATTATTTTGTATTATTTTGTATAAAAAAATAAATGGAAAAATAGACACATGTAAATATACCAAACCCCCTTCTGGAAGGGGTTTGGATGATAAAAATTAAAACAACATTTTCATTTTTATTCGTTGGTTTTGTGGTTCAGGTTGAACTGTAAAAATAAATGGGTTTTCATTCACCAAGGATCGTGTTTTTTCTGTTGTATCAGCAGGTGGTTCGCTTGGCGTTGGTTTTGGTTTATTCCAAATTAATAATCGTTTTCGATATTCACACGCAGATATTTCGGGATGAATATAAGACATTTGTTTACGTGTCATTCCATTTAAATTCAACTGTTGTGTTTTTTTTTCTTTTGTTTCTTTTGTTTCTTTCGTTTTTTTTATTTCTTTTAAATTATTGGAATTTAACAATGGTTCTCCATATTGTATGTCATTTGAAAATCCAAATAAAAGTCTATTTTGTTGTTTTTTAATTTTATTTTTCACAATTGGCACAAAACATTGGTTTGTAGTGAAAAAATATCCTTTTTTCAATGAAACGTCTTCTATTTCTAATCTTGATTGCCCATTGTTTTCATCTGTTATTATTTCATAATAATATGGTGAACGAGACGGATCTGTAAACAACAGTAAATCATAAAACACATATTCATCGCCGTTAATCTTCCGTGTGTTTATAAGATTTTCAGGACTAACCGCTGTTTTTATTGTATCATAATTATTACCATTTGCCATTCCATCTGTTCTCCAATTTATTTTAGAATTCCAAACAGAACGATACAATCCACCAATTAATCCATTAAATACACTTTCTGTGCAAACATTATTAATATAAATAAGACTGTGCAAATAATTCGAAGTTGACCACCAAATATTAGCATAATATTGTAAATTAGGAGTTCTTTGTAAATCAATACCCACTACATTTGATGTCCGTAATTCTGCAATTAAAGTACTTTGATTTGTAATATAAAAATATATCAAATAATCCATCCAATTTTTTTGAAGAATTGACATGTTTGTAATTGGTCTTTTTTCGAATGGTGTATTTGTTGGTATCTCTCTTGTTAAAACGGATGAAATAGTTGAAAGGATATTGTATTTTTTCGTTAAATTATACAATGGATTATACGGGTCATTTAAATCATACATGGGGGGGTGGGTTTTTGGTATTTGCGGTATTTGCGGTGCAAATGATTCGTATATAGACGATAACGGATAAATAGAAATAATTTCATATAAATTTATAAATAATACATTCCAATAACAAGAATAATGCTCAATCATATGCTCATACATAAATGTCATTATTATGGATGTATCCTTTTCATTTGTTTCTGGATAAGTTCCTAATAAAGTCATTGTTGAATAATACGGTCGTTGTTTTAATATTTCATCAAAATTATCTTCTCGTATTCCGTCACAACCCGGTCCAATATAATTATAATATATTTGTGCATTCATTAAATCACTTTGGTACAAGTTCTCCAAAAAATAAAGTGCAATTTCTTCTGTATTCACTTGGCTTTGTGTTTGCGATGAACCAAAAAAAGGAATATTTATGTATATCACGCTTGCCATGAATGTTTCAATATAGTATATCTCAATATATGATTTTTAGTTGGATGATTTTATGTATGTTCTATATATAAAATATAAATGGCTGTCCGTAAAGTATCTTCCCGTTCTATAATATCAAATAATTATTCACCAACCCCCTATAGAAATATGATTTTAAATTCGGATATTGATAGAATTCCTTTGCTTTCGAATGATGTTCTTGTCATATTACAAAAAATTGAAACATTGTACACTAATAATATGGCCACTTTACATTATGATCTTATTCCCAGCAATTATATTGAGTTGATGCAATTATATAATATCATTCTCACTTCGTATCGTACTACAAATAATAGCACATTAAAATTATTATTAAAAATAACCGGCGAGGCGTTGATCAGTTCAATGAATACATTTGGTTTGTTTCAATCCAACAATCAATTGAATACTGAGATTTTAGTTCTTAATCAAAAAATAAATCAATTAGAACATCCAGTTATTACTGAAAATATTTCCATTTCATCTGGTAATTTATCTTTGACTAAAACGTTCACATTAGCACCAATCTTCAGTATTTATATTTCTTTATATGGTATGCCTAAGCAAGGCGTTGGGTTTGACCCGAATCGTATGTCTGATTTGTTGATCATTCTTGAAAAGAATGGAATTGATCCATACAACTAGTTTTTGTGTTTATGTTGTTTTATGTTGTTTTATGTTGTTTTATGTTGTTTTATGTTGTTTTATGTTGTTTTATGTTGTTTTATGTTGTTTTATGTTGTTTTTATTTTTTGTATATTTTTTGTATTTTTAGATGTTCTTCTTGTTGCACTTTTGCTCATCTTTATTGAGTTTCTTCTTGTTGGGCTTCCTTTTATAGAGCTTTTACTTCTTGCGCTTTTGCTCATCTTTATAGAGCTTCTTCTTCGTGGGCTTAGTCTTAATGCATTTTTTACACCTCGTCTTACTGCTAATCTTCCATAAGGGTTAACGGTAGGAATATTATTTACTTTGCTTTCTTTTGTTTTATATTCATTTTTTTTTTCATCTTCATTCTTTTTTTTATCTTCATTCTTTTTTTTATTTCTTTTGAATGCATTTACAACAGATGTATCAAATGTCATTTTTTCACATTTATCTGCAAATTCATTATAAATATCATTGCATTTATTTGTATCTTTATATGATTCATATTCATTGTCTGTATTGTCTTCTTCCTCTTCATATTCTGCATTGATTTCATCAATTCTCTCTTTTTGTGATTTTATTTGTTTTTTTTGTTTCGCAGTCAATTGCATTTTCATGTTCTTCATTGGGGGTGTACTAAAATGAATATTTTGATATTGATTGCATATTTTCATTTTTCCGTATAATTTATGACAATCTGCTTGTTGATCACTTTTATGTTTTTCGGATTCACTGTTTTTCATCGTTTCTTTGTTTTTTATTACACGCATTTCCATGTTTATATATAAAACACAAATATATTTTATTGTGTTTTTATTGTGTTTTTATTGTGTTTTTATTGTCAATATCAACCGTTTCATAATAAACGAAATAGAAAGAAAATATCCTTTATGACATGCATATTTCAATGAAAAATATTGCCATCACCTTTGGATTTTTGTCAAAATTCATTCCTTTTGTTCGTTCTTTTGCCGGTGGTTCTTACCATACTTGCACCTTTCCACAAATAATACATCATTCCTATTCATCATCGATCCAAATGTCTGCATCTAAACAAAAAAAATTGGACATTAAAATTCCCAAACAATTATTAAAATATACACCGGCGACTAAAAATCAAGAACGCTATGTTGAATATCTACAAAATCCAAAAGTAAAAATTGTCTGTGGTATTGGTTCCACCGGATCCGGCAAAACATTATTTGCATGTTCTACTTCTATATATCAATTATTTTGTGGAAATATAGATAAAATAATTATTACCCGTCCATTAACGAGTGTTGATGATGAGAACATTGGGTTTTTACCCGGTTCTTTAAATGAAAAAATGGATGTTTGGACACGACCAATCTTTGATATTTTTCATGAATTTTATAGTGTAAATGAGATTCAACATTTACTATCAACGGGCAAAATTGAGATTTCCCCGTTGGCATATATGAGAGGACGCACCTTTAAAAATGCTATTATTATTGCAGATGAAATGCAAAACAGTTCTCCGAATCAAATGTTAATGATGACAACCCGTATCGGTGATTCTACTAAATTAATTATGACGGGCGATTTGAAACAAACCGATCGTAGTGGTCCAAACGGGTTGTCTGATTTTATTCAACGGTTTTCTTCTTGGAAACAAGGGACTGACTGTTGCGTCTCATTTGATGACGACAATCAAATCGAAATTGTTGAATTTGAAGAAGAAGATATACAACGCAGTTCAATTGTTCGTAAAATATATCAAATATATCAATATCAGGTTCCCGTGTTACCGGCGGTGTCTACTTCTACCAATGCGGTATTTATGATGAATTCAACGAAAAAAACCACGATCGAAAATGATGCCGCAATTATACCACGTTCTAAATACTTGGATTTGAAACAAAGGATTTTTAATTTCAACAGAATTATAAGAGATGATTTTGATTTTATACCGCGTGATTAGTTTTTTTCATATAAATCATTTTTACTTTATATGAAATCATTTTATAGAAAACAAATCATTTTATAGAACATTCAAATCATTTTATAGAACATTCAAAGAATACATGAATTTTCATACAGAAATCGAAATCGTGTTTGGTGCTTTGACTAATTTCATAAAACCCACTCTATTTATTTTATAAAATTCATTATCGATATACTTTAATATATTCATTAATTCTTCTCTGTTGGCAGGCTTTTTCATTGCAGTGAAAAAATTCTTTTTTGTATTTACAATTAAAATATCATTATATTGGTCCATGATATAATAAACATAACCACGTATTATGTTTCGCATGTACATATAATTATTCTTTTCATTTGCCCATTTTAAAATACTTGTCAATATGGTTTCACTGCTCAATGCATTATTCAAGAGAACCAATTCGGCAAAGAAAATTCCCCAAAATATACAAAATCCCTTTCCTTCGTTTTTTTTTACATGCTCTTTCATTTCAATCATTGCATAATTTTCTAATGATTGAAATCCGCGTATATATGGGCATAGTTTAGATGGTGGGACATAGGTTATATCCTTTTCATAATAAGAAAGATCCATATTTACTATTTTGCTTTCATCTTGTTTTGCTTTGTTTAGATTATTCATAATGAGAACCAGTTTTTGTAAAACTTGATACAATTTATCCGCCTCTTTTACTAATTCTTCTGCACCAACAACAGACCCGTGTGGTTCAAAATGTTCTAATGTGGCCGTTTTGTGTCTATATATCAACATATTTGCATGAAATGATTTTTCACCAATACTTGTTCCAAATGAAATCGGAATAACGGCGATGTAGTTCTCATCTGTTTTATTTCGTTTTATACATTGTAATAATTGTCGAATGAACTTGTATGCCATTTTATTTATTGTTTTTTTATGAATTAAATCATTCTGTATGGTGCTTATATTTTCAAATCGTGTGATTTTTAATTCTTCATCCAAAATAACGCATTGGGTGTTGTATTTTTTTATTAAATATAAAATCATTATTGGATAAAAATAATTGTTTTCATTTTTATAATATATTCCTTTGTTTTGATATTTTTTACCAATTGTTTGCAGTCGATGCAAGTATTCATAAAAGTTGGTTATTGTTTCATCATTATCCTTGAATTTCTGTTTATTCTCCGGCTCTTCTATTGTGAATGGGAATGGAATGAGCAAGTTTTTTATTTTGGAAACAGCTGTTTGTTTTTCTTTCACTAATTTTATAGTAATATTTTTATTTTTATTATTTATTTTAGGAATAGACACACAACGCCCTTGGATGTTTCTTACTTTGTTTTGTTTGCATTTTGTTTTACATTTATCTTTATACAATTCTTGTTTTTCGTTGCATTTTTTTCTATTTAATTCTTGTTCTTGTTGTTTTTTTTCGAATATTTTTTTTAGTATTTGTGGTTGTTGAGATAAAGGAAGTATTTTATTTGGTGGTTCTTGTGGTTTTGGTGGTTCTTGTGGTTTTGGTGGTTCTTGTTTTTTTATTATTTTTTTTATTATTTTTTTTATTTTAATTGTGATTTGTTTTTTACATCTACCATCCATATTTCTTATTTTATTTTGTTTGCATTTCGTTCTGCATTTTCCTTGATATAATTCTTGTTTTTCGTTGCATTTTGGTTCTTTTGGTGGTTTTGGTTCTTTTGGTGGTTTTGGTTCTTTTGGTGGTTTTGGTTCTTTTGGTGGAAATACACATCTTCCCTCGCTATTTCTTATTTTATTTTGTTTGCATTTCGTTCTGCATTTGCCTTCAAACAATTCTTGTTTTTTATTGCAATTCATGTTCTATCTATAATATGACTATATATATATTTTCCAATGTCTTTCTTTTTTCCAATGTCTTTCTTTTTTCCAATGTCTAATAATATAGTATAGTTATAATTTATATGTCATTGAAAAAACAAAACACTTATTTACTCCCCCGAGTATCATACAAATCAAAAAAAAAGAACAAACTCAATTCTTCACATAAAGTAAAAACCAACCCTGTTCGCAGATCAAAAAAGAACAAACGCAATGTCCCGCGATTACTAAAAATGAATTATCATAAAATCAACGAATTGATTGAATTCAATCGTAAAACATTGGTTTTTACAAATATTCAAACTGTTCTTTTTAGTGGAATGAATGAAACAAATTATCATTTATTATCAAATATATCCCTTGCGGTTGAAAAATTGAATTCAAATTATGGTCATGTTTCGTTAAAAGATGTATATGATAATAACAGTCAATTTCTATTTTATTATACTTGTTCGATTCTTTATAATAATCGTTATTTGGATGTTTTCTGTGCAATTTGCCGCGTAGATCGAAAAATGGTTGAAATGAAAATAGAAGATTTTTTAGGAATAAAAAAGATGCAAAAATCAATGAAAGGTGGTAGCACGAAACTACGAAAGGTGATGAATTTTATATGGTTCATCGTGAATACCATATTAATTGTCAGTTTTTCGATTGGATTTATTAAAACAACTCAAGAAATTACCAATATATATGAATCTTCTGAAACCAAACAAATATTATCTCCTTTAGTTCAACAAATAGAAAAATCATTACATGATCCTAGTTATTTAAAAAAATGCATCATTAAAAAACGGGTGGATCAGACAAAAACAAATTTCGAATATTTAGCGTTAACCAAAATATTAGAACCATTTGGTATTCCCTTTTCAACTATAATTAACGATTTCACTGCGTTCCAGCAATGTGCTTACAATGATTTTTCAATTATAAATCAAGATGATATGAGTTCTATTACAAAAGTCAAAAATGTTCGCCCCCTACGTGAGTCCATCGCAATGGGAGACGATTTAGATGAAGATAATTTCTATTCAAATCCAAACCAAATGATCAACGACTCCCAACCGCACACTAAAATGACTATACATGCCTATGATAATTTTGCAACAAATATGGGAGATTTTTCAGAAAAAATGTTGAGTGTTGATTTTAAAAACAGTATTGATTCTATTTTTGATACTGAAGGAACGGATTTTGATAAATTAACCCGATTTGAAAATTTCATTGCAAAATACATTCAATACGGTGATGATTATCAAACTGCTCTAAGCGACATTTTTGGGGCAAATTATCAGGATATGGTTGATGATCAATTTTGTAATAATGTGACGGCGGACGATTATACGGGATATGCATATTGCACTTTAAAAAGAAGTTCGACTATTGGTTCTGTTATGGTACAGAGTTATAATTTACGAAACACCGGACGGTTTGCTGCATTATGGTTAAATATCCGCGTTTATTTCAATGATTTGCATTCTCGTTTTCAACATTATAAAATACATTTTAAAAACAAACAAAGCAAAATTTTTATGGAACTCAACTATTTCAAGGATGAAATTGCCCGTTTAATTTCGTTAATGTATTGCGTCTGCTGGGCATCCTTATCGGTTGCATCTTATATTGCAGCAAATTTGTATTGGTATATGACACAAAAACAAAAAACATTGGGTTCTGTTGCGGCATCTTCACCGCCAGGAGTGGTTAATTCGAATAAAACGATTTCATTGAAATCGCCTGCTTTTGATTTGGATAAATTAATGGAAGATGAATTGGTGAAACGATTTTCCAAAATTAATATAAATGATGTTCCTTCCATCAATTCGATTGATTAGTGTTGTTTCGTTGTTTTTGTTGTTTTCGTTGTTTTTGTTGTTTTCGTTGTTTTTGTTGTTTCCGTTGTTTTCGTTGTTTCGTTGTTTTCGTTGTTTTTGTTGTTTTTGTTGTTTCCGTTGTTTTCGTTGTTTTTGTTGTTTCCGTTGTTTTCGTTGTTTTTGTTGTTTTCGTTGTTTTTGTTGTTTCGTTGTTTTTGTTGTTTCCGTTGTTTTTGTTGTTTTTGTTGTTTTCGTTGTTTTCGTTGTTTTCGTAATAAATATAAAGAGAACTTTGTCTTTATTATATCAGTTCTTGTAATATTCTTGTATTATCAAATAAATAATCATTATGTTCTCATTTTTTGGTTTTTTGTATGGTTTCTCTTTTTTGTTTTCTGGTTTGTTTTCTTTTCAAACAATTAATCCAACTATTACACCGTCTATTGATATCAGCAAAAGAGATTTTCGTTTACATTCTCTCGAAAAAAATGAATATCCTTTGGATAAACGAATATTGCGTCGATTTTCAAAACAATCAATAAAACCATTACGGGGTAAGAACCCGTTGGTTGGTGGTGATACACAAAATATGTATTCAAATGAACGTTCTCATTTTTATATTATACAAGATTTATATATTCATTATTATAATGTGGATGAACCAATTATTGTAAATGTTGGTTTTGTAAAACATAATTTCACTTCATTCGATCATGTTTTGTTGCGTCCCGATTTCATAGAAAAGTGTATACGAGAACAATTGCGTCCAAATATTCCAATCTTACTTTTTTTTCATTCATTTATGCACCCTTATGTTGGTTCTATTTATAAAAAAAATATTGAAATGGTTAATCAAGACAACGGTAAGAGTTGGGTGGACATTCAAAAAATATGGTTGATAGAAACCCGGCAGGAGATATTTTCGCCGGTGGACATGTATGGTTCTTTGCCGGTGGACATGCATGGTTCTTTGCCGGTGGACATGCATGGTTCTTTGCCGGTGGACATGCATGGTTCTTTGCCGGTGGACATGCATGGTTCTAAATAAATAATTATTATATCATTGTCGGTTTCTTGTGGGATGGGGGGGTCGTGTGGGGGGGGTGGGGTGGGGTGGTGGTCGTGTGTATATAATGTCCTTTCGTTTTTTCATACAAAATATTTTTGTTTTGTATGAAAACAGTAATGCCGCCAAGCACAGTTGATAGGGTGTCGTTTTCGAGCACCCTATCACAAACTCTATAATAAACCGGTATTTGCATATAGATGCCGGTTTATTATAGAGTTTGTACGCTTATCGAGAAATGAGTGGGTTGTCGTTATTTGAGTAGGTTGTTGAGGCAACAAGTGAAATAAATAGTTTATATAAAAATATGATAATATAATATAATATATATTTATAAAAGGGAATGAAAAAAATTCCTTCAATTAATAATTTATCTCAATTAAAAGACGTTTTCAATGTAAATTCTGAAATTACCGGCAAAATAATATATTCATCATTCATTCAAGAAATGTCCCACGAATTTTTAGATAATGCCCCCTACAAAATTATATCAAACATCCAACACAATATAAATGATGACAATACAATATTAGATTCAATCAGTTTTGGCAATAATACAAATGATGTTATATTTGGTTTTACAATGTCCAATTATTATCACATGAAAGAAGTTCTCTTTTGTATTCTTTTATATTTCATATGGTTTCGTTTGATGTACATGACCCACACAATGTACGAAAATATTCAAAAAGCTCTTCTATCCCCCGAGGAACTTCAAAAGAGGGATCTTTCATCCCCTTCTTTTCAGGAAAAAATGAAAACAAAATTTGCGAGTTATATCGATTTAGAATCAGTGAAAAAAAAAATGAATTTAATATTGTTGATTTTATTTTTTATATTTAATCGAAATATTGATAATGCTATATGAGCATTTTGTTATAACAAATAATGCTATATGAGCAAATCATCGCCGCACGTCTCTATATAACTAAATATCATCTATATCAATTTCTTCTTCTAGAATTTCTTCTTCTAGAATTTCTTTTTTTTCCATCTCTTTTTTCTTCATGGGAATTGTTGCGATCGATGGTTTTTCAATTTCGGTTGCGTTTTCATCAAATATCAATTCATCCGTTGAAATCACATCCGTTGAGGATGATCCACTCATTACACTTGATATAGAAGAACTTATTGAAAATAATTTAGACAAATCATAACTAGTGAGAGAATGCAAAACAGAATAAGCCGTCGTTTCATACACACACAGCAAATCACAGTTAATCGGTGTTGTTTCATAATGACGCAACCCTATTAAGATTATTTTTCCAACCGCAATATATGCATTGCGTTTTGACTTACCTTTGAATTTACCTCTTATATGGCATTTAAGTTCTCGATTATCATGCGTAATCACATCACACATATTTCCGTAAAATTTCTTGACAACCGCAAAATATTCTAATTCGTCTTCCGGCAATCGTATTTGTGTTGTTTTTGTCATAATTGATTTTCTTGCAATTGATTTGTGCCCTTTACCGCCTTTTACGTTTTTCACCATCTTTCAATATTACTATTGTATATAATTAAAATATGCTTATACGTTGTTTGATAGAAAACCAAATCAATTTTTTATTCATTTCATAAAAAAAGTTGTTTTATTATGAAATTACGTTTTATACATGCAATATAAAATACAAATTATTCAATCAAATCATGCAGTTTCAACACCGGTTCTATCAATCATATTCTTTTCAGGTATGAACACTCCAACAGTGGCTCTTGTTTCGTAATTATATACATTTCGCTCGTCGTCAATATAATACTTTATTCCGTCAAATTTAAATAAAGACACATTTATTTCGACTTCTTCCTCTTCTTCTACCTCCTCGTATTCTTCTTCTTGCACTTCATCCACGACAACGTTCTTTTTATTTTCTTGCGATTCTTCTTCTGTTTCCTTGATTGGTTCTTCTGTTTTCTTGATTGGTTCTTCTTTTTCCTTGACTTGTTCTTTTGTATTTTCAATCACCGGAGCAATCGCTGTTTCTTTAGTATTTTTTTTTGATGCTTTTGGTTCTTTTGGTGCTTTTTCCTTTGGTTCCTTTGGTGCTTTTGGTTCCTTTGGTGCTTTTTCCTTTGGTGCTTTTGGTTCCTTTGGTGCTTTTGGTTCCTTTGGTGCTTTTGTCTTTTTTGTCTCTGTTATAGCATCTGTTATTGTTTCTACAACCGGCTGTGGTTGTGTCTCTGTTATTGTTTCTACAACCGGCTGTGGTTGTGTCTCTGTTATTGTTTCTACAACCGGCTGTTGTTGTGTCTCTGTAGTTGCTTCTACAACCGGGTCTGGTGTGTTTTTTTTTGATGCTTTTGGTGCTTTTGGTGCTTTTGGTTCTTTTGGTTCTTTTGGTGCTTTTGGTTCTTTTGGTTCTTTTGGTGCTTTTGGTTCTTTTAGTGCTTTTGTCTTTTTAGCCTCTACTGTAGTTTCTGTTGGGGTTTCTGTAATGGTTTCTGCTGGGGTTTCTGCTGGGGTTTCTATTGGGGTTTCTATTGGGGTTTCTGTAATAGTTTCTGTTAGGGTTTCTGTAATGGTTTCTCTTGGCGTTTCATTTGTTTTAGGTTCCTTTGGTTCCTTTGGTGCTTTTGGTTCCTTTGGTGCTTTTGGTTCCTTTGGTGCTTTTGGTTCCTTTGCTGGATTTGGTTCCTTTGCTGGTTTTGGTTCCTTTGCTGGTTTTGGTTCCTTTGGTGCTTTTACTTTGACGTTTTCATCAGATGAAATCATTTCCATTGATTCACTATTTATAGATATTTCTTCCGTCTTTTCTTTATTTTCTTTTTTTTCTTTTTTTTCTTTTATTGTTTTTTTAGGTTCTATTTTCAATGCATTTACTATTTTTTCAACAGCCGGTTCAACTTCCGTTGTTTTTTTCTGGTTTTTTTTCACAACCGTTTCAATGACATCTTCTTGAAATTCGTTAGATGGAGATGTCATTCTTTTAGACAATTCTTTGGTTTTGACACTTTCTTCTTTTTTAGCATTTTTCACTTTTTTATCATAATCATTATATACAAAATCATTTGCCAAATCTACATTCAAACACATAATATTAAAATCCTTATCTACTATACCTTTTTCCTGTAGTTTTTCCAACAAGAAAATACCAAACAAATGCATCTTTTTGTTCGACAAATTCATGTCTTTATATTTCTCCATGTTCTCTTTGAATTCACGAATGATTTCAACCGGTGGAGATACATTCTCTTGGACGCCGTTCGTCCCGTGTTCCATAACACTTTCGTTTGCAATTATCATTTCACTCATTTTTGGAAATCGTTTTAAATTCTTATTTAATAAATCAAAATATATCTCTTTTCTTTTTCCAGAAAAAGTATTTCAATTTTTTCGTAAATTTTTACATGAAAATATATGAATATAGGAATATAAAGACATATCACCGTTTACCCCCTCAAAAAAAAATAAAAAATTGAAATGCTTTTTCTGGAAAAAGAAAAGAGATACATTATTGATTTATTTAATAAGAACTTTAAAATGTCTCAAATTCGTCATTGTGGATTTTGTTCCAGTGTTGGTCATACCATTCGTAGTTGCATCGATCCTTATGGATTAGCCTGTTGCAACAATTTGCATTTAAGGTGTATGTATGGTATTCGTACGTCGGCGCCTATTAACATGCAGTTGTTCTTTAGTTGCATTTTATCGGATGTTCCTTTGAACGTCATTCGACTATTCGCATGTCGTTTGGGAATTATATCATCATCGGTAAGTAAACGTTCTATCATTCGTTTCATTTGCCAGCATTACTTGGACAATTATTATGAGTCGCGTAATATACACACCAACCAGAATGCGCCCGCACCAGCACCCGCCTTACCACCCCAAATTAGAATTCCCGCCAGAATCGTAATGAGACACAATGCGCCGCCTGTCCCAACCGGATTCACGACCCCACCTGCAACCAGACCAACACACCCACCAGCAACCAGACCCGCACCTGCAAATCCATTCACAAACCCATCTGCCGATTCACTTGCATTTAGAAACATATTTACAAACAGACAAACGCCGGTACGCCAACCGCCCGTTTGCACTATGAAAGTTTCAACAGATTTTTTGGATGATTTTGAATGCCCTATTTGTTATGATTGTGTCAACAACGAATTCATTGTTGACACAAAATGTTCTCATTCCTTTTGTTCAACTTGTATCAATAAATTGTATTCATCCACGCCGGTCAACAAATTTTATATGGCATGTCCAATGTGTCGTGTTGATATTTGCGAGGTTTTTATTTCGAATTCTCTTCATATCCAAGGCAATTTGTTTACTGTTTGAAAATGTTATTGGGATTGAATTTCGTGCATTCATTTGTGCTTTGTTGTTGAATGACTGTCATTTTCATAAGAACTAATTTAATTAATTTTATTTGATTTACTATTTTTAATAGCCTTTTGCTTATGCGATCGTAAACAAGCACCCTATCATGCGACCCTATCATGCGACCCTATCATGCGACCCTATCATGCGACCCTATCATGCGACCCTATCATGCAAATGGGCAACAAACAATAACACCTTTTTTTCTTACTACACGATATCGAGAAATGAGTGATTTGCTGAGTATTGAGTTGTTTGTTTATTTTTCACACTTTTTCCTAAAGTATATCTTTCATGGTTCTTCAATCAATAACCGAAGTCTTTTCTTTTTTAGTATTTAGTTTATTTTTTTAACATCACGAATCGTGTAATCGCCGTCTTCGACGGCTCAACATATTTATTCTTATAAAAATAATATTCACTAATTTTGTTTCATGTTAGTTAAAAAATATTTCATGTTTTTGTGTTTTTATAATTTTGAAACAAATACACTATAATTTTGAAACAGAACAAAATAATTATTTAACAAACACAACATGTTTTTTGATAAAAGGATTTGATGTTTTGTTTTTTGATTGGTATAAATTTTATATTTTTGTGTTTTTATAATTTTGAAACAAATACACTATAATTTTGAAACAGAACAAAATAAATATCTGATAAACATAACATGTTTTTTAAAGAAAGAATCTGATGTTTTGTTTTTTGATTGGTATAAATTTTACATTTT